GGGAGGAATATATTTGCATATCCGAGTACGTAGCGGTTTAAGTGGGGTAAATGTCCACCCACTTTCAACACGGCTGTGAAGTTACGTTGATAGACCCAAAGCATTCGCGACGATCGTACTAGCGCAACAAGCATGGATATTATAGCACGACTCCCCAGTGGGGAGGAGTTGTCTTCCGACTCGTTTTATAAGTCTAAGTCTAGCGTTCCCCGATTGGAAATCGGTGTCCAGCATCTCGTCTCCACGACCTTTTGCACTTGCCCTACATCGGGACAGGCGGACATCCATTACATTGTCGAGTGTCATGTTAGGCCGGGAGACCTCTCAAACAAATTGAAAGTCACATCGACCATACCCCCCATCGGCTCGCAGTCTTCCGAGCAGCTGAAGGAGATGATCGACAAAGTTCGTCCGAGGACTGGTTATGACCTTAGTTCTTTTACCTCGCATTCGTTTGACTTCAGAGCGTTATCTTATGTTTGCGGCCAGATCGCTTGCCTAGCCGCCGCAGGTATAGACAACGATTTGAGTCGCGATGGTTCGGCTAAGGGCACGTCCATAGGCCAGATCTGGAACAACCCCAACGGTGGCGACATAATGATCCCCCCCAACGTAATTTTCAAGAGCGGCGAGTGGGCGACGTTAGCATGCGTCGCGAAGCTCGCAAGGTGCGACACCTTGACCTTTCTGAGTGATGTTCTCCCTCCCCAAGTATCTCAACAGCTACAGGGGAAGAGCTTGTGCGTCTTCTTGCTTAGGCTTCATGCCTGCATTTTATCAGCTGCGGACGGCATGGGGTGCGCAGCGCACCACGATGAGGCTTTTTTCAGGGGCATGTGCTCCAGTTGGACTTTATGGGGCCATTCTGATGAAGGTGGCTGGGCGCGCGATTACTTGGCCAAGGCTGATTACCCGAGGCCCAGAGGGCTCCTCGCCCCTACTTCCACTACCATGTGTGGCCTCCCTGTCATGCAAAATGTCAGCCTCAATTCTGGCACACGTTGGTGTGTCGCTCTCCTTCTACGCGGGGCCGGTCTGTGGTCTGCTGTCGACAAACCTATGCATGGGCTGTGCACTACTCTTCCCGGAGTCCACGATGCTGAATGCGGGCCCGCAGAAATTCCGGGTCTTCAACAACTCTCCGCCAGACACATGGAGCTGTGGCGCCGCAAGGTTGAAGACCTCGAACACTACATCCCTTCCCCAGTTTTTGATGAGGCATCTCACATCAGCTACTGGCGCGACAACGAATCCGATTCCCGGCACCTCTACCATGAGGTCCTTTTTCCCTTTTTCTGGGTGGAACCTTCTCCGATAATGGATTACGGCGACACCACGATTTTCATGCCTTGCGTACCAACAAAGACCGTCGTAATGGAGATGTTTCCCAAATCGAGGGACTTCAGGCGTAGCAAAAATTACCCTCCGGGTTGCATTGTCCCCCCTCGGGGAAGCGCCACTCTGTTGGCAGTGGACGCTTTTGAGGCTAGGCGAAGCGGTTCGCAGTACATTCTCAGTGGTAGGTATCGCCGGGCAGACGGCTTGGGGGCGTTGATCGAAGTCCCGTCTCAACAATTCGCCACTGACGGGAACTCTCTCATGTTTAGCGGCAACTCTGACGTCTTTTCTCAGAAGAGATGGGTAACGCCGCACAATCCCATCGCCCACCCCTCGGAGTGCATTGGCGCGACCAGCACTCTCATGGTCTTCCACCACTGCGGGAATGATGGTAGGGTTAGGAACGCGATGGCTTACCCAAATTTTGAGGACTTGCAGGGGTCATTGACTTCCGTTTGTGGCGATTTTGCCATAGTCGCTCCTTCTAACAATTGTACATCCTCAGAGACCCATCGTACAGTACCGCGATCGCTACAGCGCGAGCTGTTGAAGGTCATGTCCCTCAGTGACTACGGTGAGGAAGTCTTATCCAACACATTCGACGATATTGTGATACACCCCAACATTTCAGCAACCCCAATCGCTCCCCCGCCGGACACGGAGGGTGCGGAATCATCCTTATCATACGCTTCAGCGCCCCTCGACGAATATGGCCCAGAGGTCACAGTCGAGCTCGTAGGCGCTGGTGGGGTTATCCCCAGACAACAGACTAGGACTCTCGAAGATGTTGCTGCGAGAGCTGCCTTCGTGGGCTCGGAATAGGTGCGCCGTGTACGGAGGGCGCGCGAGCTTGAGGGAAGTGATGATCGCGGAGAAAGCGCTGTCTGCGAATGATAGTAGTATGGGGATGTGGTTCGCGTTAAACGCGTGGCACACTCCTGTGCAGCTTGAGCAAGCGGACAACCGATCTTTCCCGGAACTCGCTCGCGCCCTCGGTATAGGCGTAGAGGTTGCTGAAAAAGGAGTACCAGGTGCCGGCCTAGGGCTCTACGAAGAAATTAGAGAAAATGATAGACTGAGGTACCCACTAAAGTCCCATATTGGGGCAATGACCAAAGTCAACGTCTTCTTCAGGGACGTGTTTAAGGATGTAGTAGAATACCACGAGGAGGTGGCCGATGTTTGGGCCTGTGCTGACACAGGTGGCATGTTTAATGATGAAGCGAGCGGGTGGGTGATTTGGTTGGTGGTCGCCTCAAAACTAGTTAGCGTTGACGAAGCCATGGGTATGATGCTCACTTTGCGGAGCGGAGAAAACGCCAAGGCCTTTACTAACGCTATAAAGGGGTTGGGGTTGACCACGACCGGATGGGGATCGTTGGTGTGCGAGACCTCGTGTCTGAAGGGGCGAGGTGTGGGCGATCCGGACCCTAATGAAGACGTTCTGGGGAGGGTCTCGAAGAAGCAATTCGAGGAGAAGAAGAGCTGCGGTATCGGCGGAGAAATACGCGAAATGGTGAGAAGAGTCATCGCCTCGGAACTGACCAAGGTCCCCCAGTGGGGTGACAAAGATAAGGCATGGAAGAGGAGGTGGTTAACCACTAAGGCTGGGGCGCACAGCCAGTTTTTTGAGAAAGGGGTGTTGGGGAAACGTCTCGAACTGCCGGAGTTACCCTCCAGGAGAGAGTTCGCTGAAAATTGCAATGTCAACATGATAGCTTACGGCGATCCAGTTGTGGAAGCCGGCTTGAGCTGGAAACTAGAACATGGCAAGACTAGGGCGATCTACAGTTGTGACACGCGATCCTACTTCACTTTCGATTATCTGCTCAGGCCGGTTGAGGAAGCCTGGGCCAACCGCTCAACCCTGCTGAATCCGGGGAAGCGCAGGGAGGACCTACTATACAAAACAATATCCCGGACGGGGAGTTGTAAGGTCATGCTTGATTATGACGATTTTAACAGCCAGCACTCGATCGAGGCCATGCAGGTTGTGATAGAGGAGGCTACCAAGGGAGCGCCAGAAGAAGTGAGACAGTGGGCCATCAAATCTCTAGGCAACATGTTCGTCCACTGGCACGACGGTTCGGAACTCAGGAGGGAAGCCATGGTGGGGACCTTACCTAGCGGTCACAGGGCCACGACTTTCATAAACACTGTACTCAATACCGCCTACATCTGGTACATAAACGGTGGTCCGCCAGACCTGGATATGCTGCACACAGGAGACGATGTGGTTGGGTCGGGCAGCGTTGAAGAGTGTGAGAGGCTGATGGCCTCAGTGTTAGCATCCCAGCTCAGAACTAATGAGTCGAAACAAGCGATCGGGGTGAGAGGTGAATTTTTGAGGGCCGGGTTTAACCGTGACCTGGCCCGCGGCTACGTCCCGAGGGCGATTGGCTCTCTGGTCAGTGGGAACTGGGTGACGGAAGGTACCAATAGTAAGGTGTCCTTCATCAATAACGTCCTCGGGGCGTGTTGGAATGTTGCGGTGCGATCTCAATTCAGGGAAGTTGGTTTGTTGATGAGATCGACTTTCAACAGGAGAGTTGAAGAGCTGGGAGTCTACACCACCCCTCTGTTAACTTTCAAAATATCCTTTGACGGCTCACCAGTGTGGTCGGCCTGTAAGTATAAAGGCCTGATGCTGCGCTATTCGGAGGGCGGCATACAGAAAAAACGAATGCGACGAGGTAGGAGCTACGCGACGAGTGATTACCTGGCTGAATTCGTGAACGAAGAAGTCCTGCAGATGTTTGGGGTGAAAGAGAGTGACGTGAAGCGCGTGATGCTAGCAGCATCGTACAAACCGCGTGAGGACGGCTTTCCTAGGTTGCGAATCGCGGCCGTTCCCCATGACGCTCCTCTGCCTATAAGGGAAGACTTTAGGCTTAAACCGGTAGCAAGGGACGAGTACGCGACGACGTTCTTGTCCGGAAAATCTCTGACGTCGGAGGAAAGGCAATGCATGAGGGCCTTATCCGCCACGGCCGGGACCAAAATCTTGCAAAGATGGCCGGTCTGCTGTAAGGGCAGGTTGACGTGGCAGATACTGAACCAGCTGGCGAGTGTGATTACTACGCCGGCGGTTGTGACGCCGCACTACGCTGTCTTGAAATAAAGGCCAAACGGCCGAGTTGGACCCCTGAGCGGGGGTGAGGCTT